ACCATCTCCGTAACCACCAGATTGATGAAAAGTAAGCGGGACTCCGGACAAAGCGCACCGTCCGTCTTGTTTTTTCCATAAAGACAGCACATCTTCGAGGGTGATTTGGAAACTTATGCCTTCGTGAACCCGTTGTTTTCTAAGGTTAAGTAGGCGTATTTTTAAGTAGGCTTCGGGGGATTCAGAGTTTTGTTGGGATCGTTTGACGCTGACGCAGGTTTTGCAGTCCCTGCGGAACACATTAGTTCTAGTCTCCTCAAACTGACTAAGAGGCAGCTTTTCCTTGCAAGATTTGCATGTCCTGATTCTTCTGCTTCTACTGGCCATAACTCAAACACAACAAAACACGCCTGAAGCCTAAAAATATAAACAGAGGGGGGAGAAAAAAAGGGGCCTACAAGAGGCCCCTTTGGTCGATCTCTAAGGAGTACCCGGAGAGCCGAAAATGCCGCGAGGATCGCTAAAGCCGAAGCTGTAACGCTCACGAGCCTTGTAGCGCACATTTCCTGTTTCAAAGTCACCCTCGAAACCAGTGCTAACAGCTACACGCTGGAACATTTTCATGCCGTTAGGGGCATCAGTCATGATGAAGAACGCATCAGGATCGGTCAAGTAATGATTGACCGAGTAGCCCTGAGGCACCATTCCCATGTTACGGACCGCGTTGATGTCGTTGTCTGCAGTACCTACGCGCAGAGTAGACTTCAAGATACGGTCAGCAGTGAACTGAAGCTCTTTAGGGATAATGAGCTTAGTGCCCTGAACTGCAATCTTGAGGCCACGCTCGTCAGTGAAGGCTGCAATATCAATCAGAGCCTGTTCTAAAGAGGTTTCAGAAAGATCTGCTGCAGTAGCCAGCTCGTTTGCCAGATCAGGACCGCTAAGGGTCGGGTGATCTGTCGCACAAAGTGGCTTGCCGTCTCCACCAAGAGAGGTAGTGAAAGCATTGTTCAGGATGTCAGCAGCTTTAATCTGCTTAGTCTGAGCCATACTACGAGCCAAAGCTTTAGTGTAACGAGACGCAAGACGATCATAGAGGTTATCCTCAATGGCCTCTTCTGTCAGGCTGAAAGCTAGAGCAATGGTTTCGTGAGTGTACCGAGCTGTATAAACTTCTTGCGCTTGGTCGTATGCAACGCCCGCGCCTTCTGCTTTAACAGGGGCCTCAGAAAACCCGGAAAGCATCACTTCTTCCTCAAATGCTCGATCTGAAGACTCAGTGGAAAAAATTTCCGCATGCTCATTTTCGTAGGTGTCGTATTCCAGTCCAAATAGAGCATTCAGACCGGGTTCAAGCTCTTTTACGAGTTGTGAACGTGAAATTGCCATTGGTCATTTACTCCTTATTGGCCAGCTACGCCTGCACTTCCGTACAGATGCTCGTTGATTTTAACCACAACGACAGCAAATTCGCCCACAGCATTAGCTGGGACATCCCAAAGACCTATAACCTTCAGGTTCAATGCAGCAGTTGTAGCAATAGAGCTGGTATCAAGCACGTTAGCGGAAACACCAGTAGTGGTGCTACCTGTGCCAATAACGATATCAGCGTTCTTGCCATAATCAGCAGCAGTTGAAGTGCCGTCATTCTGAATGATGAACAATTGATTTGGATCGTCCAACACCTCAGCAACAATCTTGCCTTGAGTGATGTTGACAGAACCGGGGTAGTAGTTAGACCAAGTGGGCTTACCAGTGGTTGGATCGATGTAATTACAACCATTGAACACGCCTACCGCAGCTGTGTGTGAGCTGGGGTCGAACTGCAGAATATAACCATCTTTCAAAGTAACAAGGTCACCTTGATAGATAGCACCGGTTTGGTTATCCGCAATCTCGTAGCCGTACTGCTTCTGTGAACCAGAGGCAGAAAGGTTACCGAGCGGACGCAAACCGAAAGCTTTATCTACATTAGCCATGATATATGTCCTTAAATAACAGGGTTATTCGGAGGACCGAGGACCTCCGAGGCTTACACGGGACTGCCTATCAGGAGCATTGATCTTCATCGACGAATGTGCGTTCGTCTTCATCAGGTCATTGTCCGCAGCCCGCATCTGATCGTGGGTTCTACTTTGATAATACTCTCGACGCTCTTCTGCTGTTTCTTCAGGAATTCTTGCCAGCAACAATCCACCGACAGAGATAACACCTGCGTGCTTTCCATCTTCTTGGATCATGCTGTCAAACTCAGGATACTCATCAGCTCTAACCAGTTCATACCCCTCACGGAGTTTGCCTGTTACATTGATTCGATCCTCTTGACCTGCAGACTCAGCCCTTATCCAACGATGCCTATAGCCGGGAGGAGCAGGGGGAGCGTCTAACCGAGAAGGAGGTGCCCAATTTTTACGACGCGCAGTATTTTCGCGAGTCTCAGATTCACGTTTACTGCGAGAAAGTTTTGGTACAGTTTTGTCGTTCATGACTACCTCTTCACATGTTTAGCGTATTCTTCAAGCGGAACCCCTAGCTTTTTAGCGATTGCAACTTCGCTGGGTTTCAACTTTATAGTACGGCGTGCTGAATTGTTGACTCCCGACGATCGGGTTGCAGGCGCCACCGTTTGCACGGGTCGGTTGGTCCTGTTATCTGGCGCAGCTTCTTGGGGCGGTGCTGCTTCCCCAAACTGTTGCGGAAATAAATTACGCATTCTGCGATCTATCTCATCATAGTACTCGTTTGAAGTGGGGTCAAACCCCTCGTTCTTAACAAGTTCTACGTGAATACCCCGCACGGTGTTGGTCATCACGATGTTTTGACCAAACCAAGGGTTCCTTTCTGCCCAGTCCTCAGCCTTAGGGTCAGCTGCTTTTTGTGGCTGTGGAGGAGGCGATACAGGCTGCTGCGCCTCTGGCGCGGGTTCAGCTTTTTGACTATTGAGCTGTTGCTGCTCCCAGATGGCCTGCGTAAGTCTTTGTTGTGCCTCAGTTTCTGTGTCGATATCGCCTTCTTCTCTGGCTCTCTTTACCACAGTCTTGAGTGCGGTGATCTGTGTTTCAACGCGGCCCTTGGCTTCGCCTACTCGCTCTGTAGCAGTCTGCTCGTATTTTTTACGCAAGTCTTCATGCTGCGACTGCACGCTTTTAGCGTATTCCAGAGCAGATGCTTCACGGCGTTCTGTCTCACGTAGACGAGCCGTAAGCTTATCTATTCGTTTCTTTACCTTGTCGGAATACTCATCCAACTGGTCTGAATTAGGTGCAGCCTGATCCTTCTCAGGAGCGGCTTCTTGCTCAACGATGGGTTCTTCCTTTTCAGCGACTTTGGCCTCAGTGCCATCATTATTCATCTCGACCGTCGTTTCCTCTTCGTTGTCTCCAACGTCAAACTGAAGTTCTTCTTGTGGTTCAGCCATTGATATCTCCTTACATGTGCAAAATGTTTTCGGGATCAGTGACTATCCCTAAAATTTCGTCATCATTGAGGAGTCGGATTTCGCCTCCGTCAATCTGAATGCGTGACCCGGCATAGCGCCCAAAAATCACCCAGTCACCTTCCCTGCACCACGGGCCGTCTGGAAATTTAGACGCATCCGCGTATGCCAAAGGCCCTGCCTTTAACACGTATCCCACATTAGTGGCTAGTTGTGTCTTTTCCTGCGTTTCCTTGGCCAGCATAATGCCGCCCTTGGTAGTTGCAGCGCCTCGGTATGGAAGCAAGGCAAGACGCCAGCCCGTCGGCTGGGGAATCAGGTCTCTAACACTTTCTGCAATACCTTCTTCTCTTACCTTTCCATCCTCAGAATACGCATCATTAAGACTTGGCCTAGAGGGTTTTTCCTCTTTTTGCCACTTCTCTTCTAATGCGGTTAGTGTAGGCTCAGATTGCATGTAGTCTCCTTTTAGTCGTCTGAGTATTTTTTAACTTCATTACGAATAACCTCATCAATGAGGTGAATACCCTCCAGACGACCCATCAGAAAACGATAACGCTCCATGTTGGAGACGTTTCCGTTTAAGACAAGTGCTTCTGTGTCCGTTTCTAGCTTTCTAATTTCTCTTAGAACGCGCTCGGCGAACTCCAGCATGGTCGTTTTCCCATGTAAGCAGACGGTTTAATGCCACCATCTGGAAGGCTTAGTAAATCTTTACTTTCTTGTTGCCGTCGCGTTTTCTGACAACTCGAGGCTTTGGCTTGGCCTTGACCGGGCCACCCTTAGCCATTTTGCGCGACTTCCCTGCCCTGCTTAACGCAATAGCCACGGCCTGTTTTTGCGCGGCTTTCTTACTGGCAGGTTTACTGGCGCCTATCTTACCTTTTTTCTCATAGGTTTTAACCAGTTCTTTTACATTTTTGCCTATTGTTTTATTACTTTTCCCACCTTTTAAAGGCACTACCTGCCTCCCTTTGGCGCGTAAATACGCTCTCTGGCCACAGCTGTCCTTTCAGCTGCAATCTTTTCCTGAGACGCAATGCGCTCATCGTTGGCCTGAGCGTTCTCTTGGATACGCATTTGCTCGTTCTGTAGCCCTTGCTGCTTCAGAGCAATTTCAGCCTGATCCTTAGCGGCACGCTGCTGCAGCTCCTGAGCTTTAAGTGCTACCACAGGGTCCTGACCACCTTCTTCGCCGCCACCCATTATCTGACCCTGCATTTCCCTCATATCCATCATGTACTGAGAGACTTTTAGGGCCACAGTAGCTTCACGTTGCATGTCAGAGATCATCTTGTCTGGATCACTGCCATACTGCTCAAACAATTCAGCTTCGGCATCCTCTTCAGCTTTGAGCTTGATGTGGTCCAGAATATGTTTTTGCAGCTCAGTAGCTGCTATAGGGTTGGCCTGCAGTAACGGCGAGAGGCCCATGATCAGATGCGATGCAATGTGGGAATCATGCTGCTGGCCAGCAAAAGCCTGCAGCTGTTTGCCGTCTACTACATCAATGTTCTCACTAGCAGGGTCTTTTGGCATCTGGTTGGTCTGTACCTTCAAGATGCCGTCGATGTCCCGCACGTTCATTGCCTGATACACACGGAAGTACGCCTCGTACATGTTGTGCATCTGTGGGGCGCTCTGAGCCAGCTGGAGCTGCGTTTGAGCCAAAGTAATGCGCTGGGCAGCAGAAAAGATATTTGGGTCCGCTACGGGCAGCACAGCGACCATGTTGTCAAAGTCGCAACGCTTGACTGAACGACAGGCTCCGGGCACGTCATACGGGTACTCATCCGGCAGATACTCGCCGAATCCCTTGAACAACATCTCAAACTCTTGGGTCTGTGCGTAGTACAGCCGCTTATGGATAGCTGACATGACCATAGAACCACGCTCCAGCAGAGCTACTGTGGTGCCCACAGCGGCCTGTTGGTTGCCATCCCCTACCTGCATGTCTGCTGTGCTTGCAAGACGCTTACCGGCGTCCACAGTGAAGCCTAAGAGCGAGAAAAGGGTCTGACTTGGCTCTTTGTATGGCATTGGCAACAAAGAACTGCTCAATTCTGCCCCACCGGCGTCAATATCGCGCCATTCACCCGGTTGGATGGGTGTATTATCGTCCGCTATACGCGCTCCCTTGGCCTTGAAGCCAGCAGGAAGGTTAGATAGCGTACCTGCGTCCAAAAGCTGCCTGAGAGCGGCTGTGGCGGTCTTAGAGAGGCCGCCAATCAGATGCACAAAGCCCAAACCGTAGGCTCCGGGGCCTTCTACCAACACATAATGCACAAAATACTCTTTTCGGCACTTGTATTCGTCGCCTTCGTTCCAGTTTCTGCAAATTTTCAACACTTGACCAGTGTTCTCGTCCACTGTCACAACATAAGGCAGTCTAATTCCGGTTGGATTGCCCTTTTCGTCCACGTCTTCGTAACCGGGAATGTCTAAATCGACCTGAAACTCCAACAAAAACAGCTCTTCAGGCTCTCCAGAGGCTTCTACACCCACCAAACGGTCTACAGCGGCGCCAATTTGGTCAATGTTTTGACCTGCACCGTCTGGATCGACCTCAATGTCCCGATATTCGCCCGCTACAACGCGTTTTTTGAACTCATTTGAGTCCATTGTGATGCGGTGAGTGATACGACGGCACTCAGACATGACACTGGAGCCGTTATAGGGGATGTAAAGGTCATCAGGAAGCACCACCCGGCTGACCATGCGGCCCAGTGGGTAGTCGTAATAGACCTTTTTGAAGGCAGAACCGCCATAGCCTACATAAAACAACAGCTGATCAAACTCCGGTGTGTACTCTTTCATCACCGTGCCGATCTGGTAGTTCATGAAATCCTGCACACGAGACGCCTGCTGGACCTTATCCAGCGTCTCCTTGCCCATTGTCTGGGTTCTAACAGGACCACCAGCTGGCATTAGCTCTTTAAACGCCTGCGCTTGGAACTGGACGATAGATTCGGTAAGCATTGGGTGAACAGCACCCGCTGCACCACGGAATGGCCTGCTGCGCTCTTCAAACTTGAGGCCCAACAGATCAAGGCCCTTGGCATACATCTGCTCCCAGTCCCCTCGAGAACTCTTGTCTGCCTCGAAAAACGCCAATAAATCCAACGAAATCTGGGCTAGATCGCCGTCGTCCATGTCTTCGGCAAGGTTGTCATAGAAGTCAGGGTCTTTTTCTGGAACCAGCTCTATCTCAAACTCACCGTCGTCAGGAAGCACTACCTCAATTTCAGGCATATCCTCCATATCATCTACGACAGAGACCGTCGTATTTGGAGCAAGGTTCACTACTTTATCTATTGGCATGGTCTTGTCCTAGATATATGTTTTGTTGTCTTCTTTGCGGCTAACCATACCGCCACGGTTCATCTCTCGATAGCGCACATTGCTCGGGAGTTCTGTGCCGTCAGACGCGGCTACTGGCTCAGGCGCCTCGGATTTCTTGTGGTAGGTGATACCCTTGGCATACACCCTGTCGCCCACGACAGTGGCCACGTCAAACGATTTAACCGCTTGACCTGTGTTCATGTCTATAAACAAGTGGTGAGCAGCTGGGTTGAACCCAATTTCAACAATGTCGCCGCCTTCTCTAAGCACGTTTCTGTCAGGTGCGTAATTACCGTCAACCGACATGGCAGGGAATTTAGACTTAGCTTCAGGCACATCCATCCCTGAAATCTTAGCCACTATGTTTCTGCGGCCAGTCTGGCTTACGTTAAAGGTGCCGTTTTCTACAGTGGCATAGGGGATATAGGATAAAGCTTTCCCGTTGAAATTATTCTTATGCAAAGTCTGAAGCTTGTCTAAGCCTCGGGGGGCATCGGGGATTCTTGAGTTAAGGTTAAGACGGATACCCACTTTAGTACCCGCTTCAACAGGTGCGTTGATAAGGGCATCTGCTGCTCTTGTCCCTGCAGTGGCATTGGTTGCCAGACTGTCTAAGTTGTCTAGTTGCTCAATACTGTAGTTCCTAAGTCTTTGGCCTGCAGCTAAAGACTCGTCAATACCTACGCCTAGTGGCTCTACGCTATCTTGTCTGCTCTGGAGGTTTTGCCCATCTGCTTGATTCCTTGCATCAACAGTCGGCTGATCTCCTCTGACTTCTGCCGTGCTGTCTTTGACGACGGGTTCGTAGTCGGCTTTAGTGGCGGTGTAGATTTTTTCATTAATTTTATCATCCTTTCTAAATTGCTGAAGAAGCTCAAAGCCTTCCTGCAACGATTTATCATAGTCCATAGTGCTAATTTGATCAATGTTTATGCGTTCTTGCTCTCCGATGCCCTTTTGGTTACTTATTATGTCTATTGTCACATCGTCATTATCTTTGTACTTGTCATAAAGTTTTTTAATGGACTGCCTTGCATCACGGTGCATTCGCATAAAATCTTCAAGCCTTACCGGACGCCCTGTTTCCATGGCTCTATTCAAAGCTAGAGGGAGGGCTTTTATCGGATCACGGTCTATATAAACTATATTGACCGTTTTGCCAGAAACTAACGCTTTTTCAAGTTGGTCATCTACCTTATTGAATTTAGCCATGGTGCCGTCCATAACTAAATCCGCAGCATTCTCTGCCTCTTTTGAGAGTCCCGCAGTTTTACCTGAAGCAGGGCCTCCCCCAGTAAATATCCAGTTACCTTCTTGGCCCATCGTCTCCGCTACTTTTCTGTCATACATTAGTCGTGTTAGGGCGCTTGAAGGCTCATGGACTCGCCCAGACAAAGACCTATCGGCTCTGTACTCTTCACTCAGTTCTCTAACTAGGTCAGGATTAAGAACCTTGCCTCCGTTAGTTTCCCTTATGTTTTCGTATCGCCGTATAGCTGCCTCTGGGTCCGCAGCTATCTCATTGTTGAATTTTAAAGTTAGAGGATCACTAGCCACATAAGAAATACTGGCAACTTGTTCAGCAGGATATTCAGACATCAGTTGAGTCTCTACTCTCGCTCTGGCTGAAGCTCCAGCTATATCGTCCAGCATTCCCCTAGCCGACGTAGTGGCCGCTTCCTCTGCCGCGCTGATCGCAGCACGCTTCCCGGCCCTCGCGCCCATGCCCGCCATCGGAGCAACACCAGCCGCTGCCATAGCAACAATCTGTCTGTAGGTGTCGGCCAAGTCCTTATTGCCTGCAGCCTCTGCTTGATTGGCAAGGTCAGAGTACTTGTCCGCGTCCATGCCGGATCGTATCTCACCGACCACGGGCAACATGTCCAAGGTAAAACCTAAAGGGTCCTCTTTCAGTCCCGTGTACATAGCCTTGCCTAAAAAACCTACATCCTCGCCCAGCTCAGTAAGTGGGGACTCACTCTGCACAATGTCTTTACCATAACCATAAACAGTGCCGGGAATCTGACTTACACCAGACATGATGTTCTGAAGCATAGAAGCACTTTCGGTCTGAGCCGTGTCGCGTGGTTCTTGGTCCACGGACACAGCTTCAGGCTTTTTTACAGCACCGCCTTGGGCCATGAACCTAGTGCCCATTGTCGGGTCCCTGAGGTCTCTGGGCTGCAGAGCGCCGGTCGCGCCTGCGTATCCGCTGGTCAGGCTAAACGGGTTTCTCGTGCCCGCTTCCATCTCTTTCAACCCGAAAGTGTTGTAGTGGTTCGTGGCGAACTGCTCAAGGGTCATGTCAGAAGACAGGCGGCCCTCGTCTATCTGGGCATTGAAGTCCTCTACTACATCAGGATTAAGCGTAATGTAGTCCGCTATGGTGCCGGTTCGTGGGGCTTGGCCCGGCGTAAACGCTCCGGCCCCCGCGTCTGCTGCAGCACGGGCCTCTCTTGCCTGCTCCTGCCTCATCAGCGCATAGAGCTGGGACCTAGACAGGCCGCCACCGTAACTGCCGGTTCTTTCTAGTAGCGGCTCATATTGCCTGTAAGCCTCTTCCCTGCCGCCAGTAAGCTGACGGAGGTCCTGAGCTGCGCGGCCTCTGGTGTATTGACCAAGCTGATCCGTGGACATCAAACTCCTTGGCCTGCTGG